GCTGCACGCCTCGCATGGTGAGCTCGTATGCCTGGGCGGCCATGCCGGACACGTTGACGAGTTCGATCGGTGTGCCGTCGGCGTTGGTGGCGATGCGGGCGTAGTCGTGGCCCTCGGAGATGGTGCGCACCAGGCGGCGGCCCTGTTCGTGTCGGGTGACGACGCCACGCTCGACGAGCTCCTCGGCGACCATGTCGGCGGTGGCGCACTCGAGGTCGAGCAGCACCTGCATGGCGGCGAGGTGTTTGGCGGTGATTTTCGTGGACACTTCGGCGGCGGCGCGCCTCGCAGTGTCAGGGTCGGAGGCGCGTGAGTAGCGCCATGGCTGGCTGTCGGGGTCTGTTGGCATGTCGGGGTGCCTCTTTCAGTTGCAGTAGTCGCCGGAGGATTTCCACGGATCCCAGCCGCACCAACCGGCGTCTAATGCGGCTTGATAGATCAACCGGCCGATGAGCAGGTTGACCGCGGGTGTGTACAGGTGGTGTGCCTCGTAGCCGAGACTGCGCACGGTGCTGGCCCATGTCGCCCAGTTGACCTGGACGAGGCCGAAGTCGCCGGTAGCGCTGACGACGTTCGGGGTGCAGCGGGACTCGTTCCACATGACCCGGTCGAGTGTGGGCCATTGTTCGGCTGTCCAGCCCATGGAGCGGGCCGTAGGCCACCACTCACCACACAACCACTGCCCCTCTGGCGTGGTGTCTGACACGACGAGCGTGGTGGTGGTGGCCGGGGCCGTCACCGTGGGAGTTGTAGCCACGGTGGGGACAGTCGTCGGCGGCGTGTACACAGTGGTCGCCGGAACGAGTGGTTCGGCAGCGGGCAGCTGCTCGAGGTCGTGTTCCCATTCGGGGGGCAGTTGGCCGATGCCGAAGAACAAGGCGAGAGCGGCGGGGATGGTTAGCAGGAGCCTCATGGGCCACCTCCTTATGCGTCGGGTAGCCATGAGTATGCCGATTATCGGCAGGCTATGTCAAGCCAGTCCCATGTGGGCTGCGGTGATGGGGCCGACGATGCCGTCAGAAACCAAACCGTGCTGTGCCTGGTATGCCTTGACTGCGGCCTCGGTTTTCGGGCCGAATTGGCCGTCGACCGTGGCGCCGATCACGGCCTGCACCTTCTTTACGGCTTCGCCTTTGCTGCCCTTCTTCACGGTGCGCCAGGCGGCGGGCTTCGCAGGCTTCGCCGGGGCCGGGGCCGGAGCTGCGCCGCCGATGCGTTCCTCCACGCTGCGCCCATCGGCCCACGCTTCCTCCGTCGTCTCGATGTGCAGCCAGTCGTGGCCATTGCCGGGCGGGCGACCGATCCAGCCCTTCCCGGCCTGCCAGTACCGCTTCGCCCAGTAGTCGTGGATGCGTTGCAGGCCGAGCTGCGGAGCGTGCTGCTCGAGGAACGGGATCACCTCGTTCTCGATCACCTCGCGCGATGGGCCGTTGCGGTAGCCCATGTCCTGAGCTGCGCCGAACGCATGGGCGGACCAGCGGGTGCCGCCTCGGATCGGGCGGACGCCGTAGCAGCCGAGGTCGACGAGGCCCCAGCGGGCCTTGCAGTACTCGAGGACGGCCCGCACGTTCGGGCTGGGACCGTTCCATGGTGCGCCGGGCTTACGGCCGTCGTGCCAGTTCGTGTAGCTCACGGGTTTCCTCCGTTGGTCGGGTTGCTCGAGGTCCGTTTGTTGTTTCCGAGGCCGTTGGCGGCGAGGACGCCGGACAGGGCACCGGACAGGAACAGGACGATCGGGACGAGCACTTTCTCGATGAACGCTGCGTCGTTCGGCGACTGGTACGAGACGGGCTGCGTGACGAATACGAGGGCGTACATGACCCCGGCGACGATGATGACGAACGTGAACGCGAGCGTCGTGCCCACGATCAGCGTCAGGATCTCTTTCGCGGAGAAACGGTCCTCTTTGTGTTTCACAGGTCAACCTCCTCGGGGACCAGGTACTCGGGGCAGGTGCCGTCAGCTTCGCACAGAGGCGGCTGGCATTCGGCGGTGTCCCAGTTGTTCGGGTCTTGGCAGGCGTACCGATATCCGCCGTCGTAACCACAGGCCGAGGTCATGAACGACAGCACCAGGGCGACAATGCCGAGCCCGAGGACGAGCAGACCGTTACGCACCGGGTTCCTCGGGCTTGGGTTGGCCGACTTGGCCGTCGATCCACGTCGACCATTCCTCGGTCGTCATCGGGCGCACCTCGTCATCGACCTGCACATTTACTGTGCCGTCGAGGTAGAGGGCTACTAGTTCGTCACGTGTCCACTCAGCCATTGTTGTACCCATAGACCCTGATTGTGCCGCCGGTAAGTGTTCCTGTGTTTACACCTAACGTGAAATCGGTGTATGCCGTCGAAACTTGGTGCACACCATTAAACGTGCCTGCCACGGTCTGTGCTGCCCATGACGCAGCGTTGATTGATGTCCACGTAGCAAGATTTGGGTTAATCAAATCGAAAGACGCTTGCAACAGTCCGCTGGCCGCATAGCCAATAGTTGTCCATTTCGCTGCGTTATTGTCGCCAGCCGACAACGGAGTGCCAGTCGCAGCGTATGTTGCATACGTGACCACTCCGTAGTAGGCAGTAGTTGACGCTCCAAGTTGCAGCGAAAGAGTGATCGCTGTGGAACCCACGCCGCCGCCAATTACGATTCTGTAGTTGTCGTAAGTAGATGAAAACGCATTCGACACCGTAACCGACGCCACCGCTGTGCCGATCGTCTGTGTTTTGACGAGCACCAGACCGGCGTACGCGTTGAGATCCGCAGCTGTCAACACCTCACCAGATGCCCACGGATACGTCATGTCATCACCCTAGCCTGTTCAAGTTGAGCTTTCCGAGAGTGCTCGAGTTGAGCACGAACGATGTGTAATCGGCCGACGGGAGCATTCTCACGCTAATCGTCGTCGAACCGGGTGTCGCGCTGATCCGACGGCTCGTCGTCACCTGCGATGTCGTGATCGCCGTGCCACCCGTTGCCGTGAACGAAGTGTTCGCCACCTGGTACAAGCTGTCGACGAAGTCGAACAGGGCGGCGACCTCGACCGGGCTCGCCGTGCCATCGGCGTCGATAGCGGCGATCGTCGTGATCACCTCGACCGGAGTCACTCGAGCAAACGACTGTCGGTTCGTCCAGAAACCGGACACGTTCAGAGCTTCGGCGTCGGACGGGTTCGCCGTGCCCGTGTAGGTGCGGGACCGGCCGCCGTACGTCGTCGCCGTGGTCGAGTTCGCCACGGTCTGCGCTGTCGAGCCGGACAGGCCCGAAGTAGTCGTCGTGGTGCTCGTGATGAGGTCCGTCGTGAAGCCGACGACGAGCTCAACGATTGGGATGCCGTCCCCGGTGACGTTCGGGCCGAACTGAAACGACTGAACATCGTAGGTGCGGGTCAGGTTCCGGTCGAGGGTCAACAGGTCGAACTGGATCTGTGCCGGGGAGGTGGTGAACGTGATCCTGCCGGGCCATGCCACGAACGGCCCCGACGGCATCAAAGTGTTCGCCAGCAGGTCGTGCGCCGTCGTGTTCGTCGTAGCGGGCAGCTCGATCTTGGTGGTGACCGGACCCATCGGGATCGCTTGAAACGACTGAGACGGCGAAATGGCCCCGAACCACGGCATGTCGAGGCCCTTGCCGCCCGTGTTCGGAACGCTGCCGTTCATGACGAGCGCAATGCCGTCGTCGTAGTCGTACTCGACGCCGTTCGTCGTGGTCGTGGCAGGTTCGCCCGATGCCAGGCTGACCCAGTCGACACAGTTGAACGTGAGAGTCGAGTCGAACGTGTTGCCTGACATGGCGACATCTTTGACAACGCCATCGAACACGAGAACCGTGATCGGACTCGGCAAGTGCTCGATTTCGGCCTCGATCGTGAGCACATAGCCGACAAAGCTGAAGTTGTAGGTGCCCTGCCCGCCTACGTCGAGCGGGGTGAACTCGCCGCTCTGGTTGTTGATCGTGACCGCACAGGTGGCGTAGCCGAGCTCTCCGAGTCCGGCGACCGTCTCAGTCGTGAAACTTTGGACGTACTGCGTTACGTCTGTCTCGTCGTCCCACAGTCTGAGCTTGATCGTGTACCCGTTTAGGTAGCTCATCAGACGCGCCTGTTGGTCGATGTCGTGATCGGGATCGCGCCGTTCTGCCGGACGTACTGCTCGAGGGCACGCACGACGGCGTTCGGGTCTGCGCCTTGCACGTTGACGGTGACGTTTGTGACAGAGCTGCCGAACGGGCCGTCACGACGCGCCTGGTCGAGCGGGATGATCGCCTCGGGTCCTGCTTCGCCGACCAGGCCGATCGTGGGGCCGGTCACGATGCCGCCGTCTGCGAACGGAGTGATGGCCGAAAATAGGCCCTTGACGACTCCTGCGCCGGGGATGTCGGACACTTTCTCGCCGACGCCCTTGACGGCGTTCACGGCACTCGTGGCTACGTCGATAACGGTGCGAATCGCGCTGATCAGCCCGTCGACTGCGCCCTTCATGAAGTTGAACGCGCCGACGAACACGGTCTTCAGTATTTCGGCGGTGCGCTTGACGCCGTCCATGCCGCCGATGACGTTCTCGAATACCCACGAGACCACGGTCCACCATGCCTGGATGTAGGTCTGCACGGCCTCGAACACTCGGGTGACGACGTTGCGGAACGTCTCAAAGTTCTTCCAGGCGTACGCGATCCCGGCGGCGGCGGCGGCGATCGCCCCGATGATGAGTGTCACGGGGTTGAACAGGCTGGCGAACGCTGCGGCGAGAGCTGCGATCATCGCGACGGCTGCGGCCCCGGCGAGGACCGCCATGAACACTTTCACGACCTCTGTGTTCTCTCGAAGGAACGTGACGACACGGTTGATGATCGGCTCGAGCACATCGCGCAGCTGTTCGATGACGGGGCCGAGGGCGCGTGACAGGTCGTCCCACGCTTTCTGAAACGCTGGCACGATGGTGTTGTAGGCCTGCTCGAGGACGGGCAGCAGCGTCTCAATGAAGAACGTGCCGAGCCTGTTGAGCACGGGCAGGAGCTTCTCGCCGAGGCGTTCTTGCAGCTGCGAGAACGCGACCCGCATTTGGTCGCTGGCGTTCGCGGTGGCCTCGGCGGTGCCGCCGACCTGCTTCTCGATCGCCTCGAGGATGAGCTGCTGCGCGCCGTATGTGTTGCCGGACAGGACGAGCGTCTCGATGACATCCTTCTCGGCCTCGGTGAACGTGACACCGGACTCGGTGAGCGCGCTCAGGCCCTTTATCGGGTCGTTCAGGGCTTTGCCGAGCTGCACGGCGTTCCCCTCGACGGAGCCGAATCCGGCGGCGGCCAGGTCGATCGCTGCTGCGGTGGCCCGGTCGAAGTTCTGGCCGACGGCCCCGGCCGAGTTCGACAGGTTGCCGAACGTGAGCAGGGTGGCCTGCGCCTGCTTGATCTGGTTCTGGTCGACGCCGGTCTTGCGGGCCGTGGCCTCGGCGAGCTCGACGAGGCGGTCGGTCACTTTCTTTGTGCGGCCCTCGAACTGGCCCATCGACTCGGTGATCTCTTGAATGCGGGCGTTCGAGGTCGAGGCGCGTTCACCGGCCTCGAGCAGGTCTTTGCCGACGGCGACGGCGGCCACGGTGACCCCGGCGAGGCCGAGCGCAAGTTTCTTCCCGGCGTTCGTCAGGCCGTTGAATGCTTTCCCGGCCTTGTCGCCGAACTTCTCGATGTCTTTCTGTGCGTCGGCAAGCTGCTTCTTGTTCCACTCGGAAATGATGGGGACGACGATCGCCATCAGCGGGCCTCCAGTTCTTTCTGCAAGGTGTCCTCCATGTCGGCGATCGCGTCACGAACGGCGTCTTGTACGTCGCCGAGTTTGCGTTCCGCTGCGGGCCACAGGGTGCGGGATGCCTGGCCGAATGTGTCGAGCTTGTCGATCATCGCCCGGCCTCGAGCTGCGCCCTCGGAGCCTCGACCGGAGCCACCGGCCCTGCCTGCCATGTCGTAGATCGCTCCCGCCGCGCTCGAGGACACCAGGGCGAGCAGTCGGATCGTTTCCTCGCGTTGGCCGCCGACGCCGCGCTGCGCCGTGTTGCGCTGCGACACTTTGATGCCTCGAGTGACCTTGCCGGTGTTCCAGCCGCCCTTCCAGTTCCCCCAGTTGGACAGGGGAGCGGCCGCCGGGACGAGGGAACGGGCCTCATTCACGAGCGGATCGGCGGCCTTCTTCATCGAGGCGACGAGCTCTTTCTTGAGCTCTTTGTCGACCTTGCCGAGGGTCTTGATGGCAGAAGCCAGCCCCTGCGCCTCAGCGGCGACTCGGAAGCTGCTTGCTGCCATTCTTTTGCCTCTCGTTGATGACCTCGAGGACGGTGCTCAGGTCTTTGCTGTCGAACGGGATGTCATGGGGCCACCATCCGGTGATCACGAGCACTTCGGCTAGTGATCGGTGGATGCTGCCCCGTCGGTAGGGCGGCCGTCATCGTCCCCCGCCAACGTCGGCCCGTCGACGACCTTGCGGGCGAAGTCGGTGGTCGTGGCTGGGACGACGATCTTGGCGGCCTTGCAGCCCTCGTAGGCGAGGATCGCGAGGTCGGTGGCCCCGATGCCTTTCTGGAGGTCTGTCAAGGTCTTGCCGGTGGCCTTCTCCCATGCCATCCACACGGGGAGCGTGGTGGTCACGGTCACGGGGCCGTCGCCGAGGTCGAGGCTGATCTGGAGCTGCGGGATCATGTCGGGGCCGCTCCGATCAGGTCGTCGCGCGGGCGTAGGTGCCGCCCGTGAACGTCAGGTCGACGGTCTGGAGTTCGCCAAGGCTGGCGTTGATCGGCGTGAACGACTCGAGGTAGGCCCCGGTGATCGTGTACTCGGGGTTCGTCGCGCTCGGCGAGGTCGAGTTCGTGGCGTACACCTCGACTGTGGTCGTGGTGCCGACGAGGCCCTCGAGGTTGGCCTCGACCTCGGCGGTGTCGTACGCCAGCATCAGCGTGCAGGTGAACTCGACGTTGGTGAGTCCGGCGGTGAACTTGCGGGCCGAGTCGGCGAAGCTGGTCGCCTCGAGGGCTTCCTCGGTGATGGTCAGCGTCGCTGCCGTACATTGATCCGAGTAGTCCACGCTGTTGATCTTGAGCGCAGGCTGGCTCAGGGTGACGGTGGTTGCCATTGTCAGTTTCTCCTTGTTGAGAGTCGGACGGTGATGTCAAAGGCGGGGATGTTCTGCTCGCCGATGATCGCGGTGGACGGGGCGAAGTCTGTCACGGCCAGCGTCTTGAGCTGGTGGATCGTGTCGAACACGGTCAGCAGGTAGTCGGCGGCGTCTTGGTTGCCGGGGGGTGCTGCCAGCACGCGTAGCCGTATGGAGACATCGACAATGTTCTCGTTGAACGCGCTGCCCGCTGGTAGCTCGACGTAGACCGACATGGGGCGGGCGTTCCGCGGGTCGGTGACCACGACGAGGTTGGCGGCCGCCAACGCGCTCGTGACGTTGGTGTAGGCCGCTGCGAGGATGCCGGTGGCGGCCATGTCATCCGACCTGGGGCCTGTTCACTCCGAGGAGCTGCAAGATGCGGCCCATCGAGCCGAATGGGGCGGCGGTGCCGAGCTGCTCGAACGATGCGAACGAGTCCACGGAGCCACGTTCCCGGTAGAGGGCGGCGGCGTAGAGGGTGGTGCCGAGTTTCACATCGCCCGACGGGGCGGTGCTGAGGCTGTCGTCGAAGTATCCGGCGGCCCGCCGTCGCCTCGAGGCGAACGCGTTCGCAGCTGCGACACAGGTCGTGATGTACGCCGTGTCGTTCGCCGTGGCGGCCGTGATGCCGAGGAACTCGGTCACCTGGGCGTTCGTGATCCATGTGCAGGTCGGCGTGTACGCCAGGGTGCCCGAGTCGGTGGTGCGGTCGATGTCGTCGCCCACATCGACGAACAGCACCTGGTTCATCCTCGGGATGCTGTAGTTCCAGAGTAGATCGCCGTCGTCGTCGACGCCGAGGAACTCGTACGGCTCGAGGCTGTAAACGGTGTGGTTGCCGTTTAGGTTGGTCTGTGACAGGCCGCTGATGTTGATGTCTGATCCGACGATGAGGCCGGAGAAGTCCTCGAGGGTCTGGACTACGCCATAGTCGTCTACGCGCCATGCGTGCGTGATGGTGTAGTCGGCCATGACGTAGTCCAGAGTCCCCGGGAGGTGCTCGCTAGATCAGCTGAACGTGGCGTCCGGGCCGAGGATGCGGATCATGTTGACGTCGATGACCTCGGCGGCGAAGTAGCCGCGCACGATCACGGTGACGCCGAGGTTGGTTCCGACGACCTGAAGGAAGCCCTTGTAGTCCTCGTACACCTCGACGCCGCGCGTGTTCAGCATCCAGAAGTACTCGTTGGCTTCCTGGTTGCCGACGGCCTGAGTGCCGATCTGGTTCGACACGACGAGGGTGAGGCCGAGCGGGTTGCCGGTGGCCTGCGTCACGCCGGAGGGCAGCAGCCCGATGCCGTTGGACGGGGCGGTCTGCGGGAACAGCGGACGGTTGCTCGAGTCGACGAGGGCGCCCAGCTTGGCCCACATGACCGGGGCCATGACGAGGGCGTTGGGGAAGTAGTTGCCGGTGGCGGCGATGTCAGCGGCTGCGGTGTACAGGTCGCTGATGACCTCGGCCGAGTCGGTGAAGTCGGTCACGATGACTTCCTGCGTGTTGGTGATCGCAGCGGCCATCTGGTCGACGACGTACTTCTCGGTCTGCAGGGCGTACTGCCCGGCGAGATCCTGCACCGACGCCTCAAGCATCGACGGGGTCGACCAGTCGATGACCTGCTCGGACAGGGTGAGCTTCCCGGCGAACGTCTTCTTGGTGACGGTCACGTTGGTCAGGTCGAAGTCCTCGGTGTCGAGCGTGGCGAGCTCGGACGACTGAACGTCGACACCGGAGTGGTTGACGACCTTGGGGCGGAGGAACGTGGATCCGGCGGCGGGCATCGACCGGGCGCCCAGGGCGGACACGATCGGGCGGAGCGGCTGGATGTCGTCGTAGTAGGGCGTGACGACCGGGGTCGGGACGAGGCCCGCAGCGTCGGAGACGACGACGTCGCCGGTGGCGGCCTTGATCTGCTCGTTCAGCAGGATCCAGCGGGAACCACCCTCGCGGGCGGCCTCGATGTAGTCGGGCAGGGACGGAAGCGTCATCTTCTTCGGCGACGCGAACACGATCGGCGCCGTGGGCACCACCGGGGCGGCGGCCTCGACGACCTCAGGGGTCTGGTCTGACATGGTGGTGTCCTCCTCGGACGGTTGGGGTGTTTCGGGTTCGTCGGGGTTTGCCTCATCCTCGGCGGATGCGGCGATCTCAAGGATCTTGGCGTCGGAGAATGCCGGGGCGTACACCACGGACAGTTCCTCCCATTCAGCGGCCTTAACGATGGTGGTGCGGCCGTCCTGCTCGACGTCAACCGGGCGCAGGCCGACGCTGACGGAGTCGTAGGCGCCCATCTTGATCAGCTCGAGCAGTTCGTCACCGGCCTGTGTGGCGGCGATCTTCGCGGTGAACAGCATTCCGGCGTCGGTCGACTCGCGGGCGGTGACGACTCCGACGACTCGGCTGGTGTCATGTTCGGCGAGCAGGCGGGGCGCCGGGCCAGAGGTGGGGATGGCCCCGGCCTCGATGCGGACACGCTGCCCGCCGGACACGACCGCATCAACACCGTACGGGACGGCGATGCCGGAGATCTGGCGGGTGGGTTCGTCGCCTGCTGCGGCGTCGATCGTGACGGCCTGCGCGGTGAATCGGATCATGCTGGCTCTCCTACTGGCCCTTCGACAGGGATCTCCGAGTCCTGGCCGACGGTCATGCCGACGTAGTCGTCGATGTCGAACTCGACGTGACGACCTCGAGGCAGCACGTTCGGGCCGCTCAATGTTTCTTGGATGCAGTGGATGTACGGCATTGCGCCGAACAGGATCAGGTCGGTGCGGGCCTGCTGGCTGTTCTGGTATGTCATGCCGCCGACGGACAGGCCGACCAGCCAGGGCGGCACCTGCATGACGCGGGCCAGCTCAAGGGCGGCGTATTGGCGGCCTTCGGTCAGCTGCAACGTGGACGGGTTCGACTTGAACTCGATCCACTCGACGTGCTGGTTGAGTGCACCGACGGCGCGGGTCTGGCGGGCGGTCGCCCAGGCGGCTGCGAGCTCGGACAGCTCCTCGCCGGACATCGGTTCGCCGTCTTTCTGCTGGAGATACCCGGCGGCGATCTCAGACGATGCGAAACGCTTGGCGGCCTCATCGAGACGGTAGGCGATGTCGATCGACCGGTTACCTGTCCACAGCATGCCGTCGATCGGTGACAGGAATTGCACCACATCGTTAGTGTCGAGCTTCTGGCCGTTGAACTCGATCTGGTCGAACGGCCCGAACCACTCCGGCCCCGAGTAGTTCGGCGTGTTCACCGACTCGGCAGGGAGCCACACGAACGACGCCGGGAACCCGGTGCTGTACCTCGAAGTGATGTAGGCGAACGCCCGGCCCCACAACATCAAGTCTTTTGTAAGGGCCGACATGAAGAAGTTCCGGGTGACCCGCGGGTCGGGCCGATCGAACCACGATTCGCCTTGCAAGTACACCTTGACGTAATCCTCGGCGCCCGGATCCCATTGCAGCGAGTACTGCCGGAGATCGAGGCCGCCGATGGTCGAGGTGATCAGACCGATCGCACGCGACACGGTCGGGATGGACAAGGCGCGGGCAGTCGCCGCCCCGACGCTAAGCGTCTGCCACGCGCCAGGGCGTCCCGCGGAACCAGCAGCAGCCTTTACGGGGTCTGAGGCCCCGAAGGCTGGTGCTGGTTTGGCGCGGAACAGTCCCACGTCGGCGGACGCTAGCAGACCTGTGGATAACTTGCTAGCACTATCTGCCGACGCCGATCATCGGTTTCCGCACGGACGCCACAGGCGCCGACGCCAGCCCGGCAGCTGCAACCATGCACCGGGCCATCTCGATCGGCCCCGGCGACTTCTGTGACGACAGGGTGATCGTGGCGCCGGTACGGCCCGCGACGGCACGGTTGACCTGCTCGGAGAGAGACAGTTGTCCCGAGTGCACGATGCGGCGCTCAAGGATCATGTTGCGCACGACAGCGGTGTACAGGTTCATCTCTTGCGTGCCGAACGTCACCATCCGCCGCTGCATCTCCATCGGACAGACCGCCGCGAGACCCGGCGTGAGTGCGAGCCGAACGGTTCGATCCTCAAGTACCCGCTCCACTT